TGTCAGGCTTAATACAAAACTTATATCTTGTAGCCCATTCAGGCGCAATCTGCGTGTCAGGTATGGTTACTATAATCTCATTCTTTGTATCTGACAAAGCACAAGGTACGTGTATTGTATTGTTAGGACTGACTAAAGTAGTTGATGAACGATTATAATCATCCATATAAACCATACCAACTTCGTAACCTCTGTTACTATGCAAACTTGAAGGGTCTCCAATTTCTTGAAATGAAGAATCAGCTTGAGTTATTTTGTAATATTCGTATACTGTTTGTGTTGGAGTTACCGCATCAAAAAATTCTACTGCAGGAATCTGTAAAGACAATATGTCTGAACCCGGTGAAGTTATAATTTCAATAGGCTGACCTACTGCAGATATACCTCCGTCTCTTTTTTGTAATGCATCTAAACTATTTTGAACAGAACAATAAAAAGCATCTGTAAAAGTAGTTCCATTACAAGATGTTGGTACACTTTCAATGTTAGTTGTAACACCAATTTTTTCTGCAAAATCTACAGAAGTTGCTAAAGCGTATACACTACTAAAGTTAACCGGTAGTATGTACGTAAAGTCAATATTTGTTTCCTGTGTTTGCTGACTTGGAAAAGGTGTTTGACCCGAAAAACTACTATGCTCAAATCTAAAAATAAAAGATAGTGCAGAACCTGCAACCAAATCTAAGTCCGTAAGGTCTATATTTAATACAGACTCAGGTATAGTTTGGTTAGTATCAATACTATAATTACCATCTGTTTGTGTTGACTCAAGGTCAACTAATCCTATATCTTGTGATTCTAAAGCTAATGTATACTCAAGTTTCGTTGGCACATTGTTTCTTGACAAAACATTACCCTCTACATAATTACCATAAACAAGTCTGTTACCCATTAAAGTTTGAGCCTGTGCTTTCAAAGGCACATTATCAAATAGTCTGAGTATTTCAGAGTCAGGAAGTATAGTAAATATTTTACTATTATTAAACCTATATGTGTATGTTGTATTATCTGCAAGACCTAAATCTTCTTTGTCAAGTTTTTCTATAATCTTTATTGTACTGCTATTCATATCTTTGAATAACAAGTCAATAGATTTTACAAGAGGACCTCCTGAGTCATACGTAATATCACACATATTTGTGCTATTAAGCATACCTGAATTCAAAGAAGTAATAGCGTTATACCTAAACGTATTTGGTATAAAAGAAGGGTTTGAAAATTGAGAAGTAGCTGAGTATTCTTTATCCTCATATCTATATCTATAAGCAAAACATATGAATCTATCTTCCAAGAAATTATCCTGAGAAGAAGTAATCAAAGGTTTTATTGAAGGCGCATTGCTTGGCGGTTTTTTTATAACAAGTATAGACTCTGCCGAAAAACCATCTAAGTTATTTACAGGGTTGCCATAATTTTTCTTAACATTAATTTGTCTTGGTTGATTATAGTCGTCTGTAAAATAAAGAAGGTCTTCTACTTTAGACACACCTGTTATTAGATAATCAAAGCTAAAGTTTAAAGTTGTCTCTAACCCTAAACCTATCTGCTGCATTACACTTATAAGGTGGTATGTTAAGATGTTTGTCTTAGTATCAAGAGATACAATCATATCCACAATTTGCAACGGTGCTCCCGGGTATTCAAATTGAGGGTCGTGAACAAACCAATATACAGTTTCCTCTGCGCCATCTTCAAAAGCACCAATACATCTTGCTGCTCCACTAAGAGGATTTCCATTAAACTCTAATGTAGATAGTTTTTCATTTCCCTTTGAGTTCTCTACTGTTCCTATTTCAGAACCTTCAGACGAACCCATACGAATATTTAGCGCATCAATGTACTCACCGTTTGGAACGATTCGCTCATCGAGCATTTTATTCATCTTACCCTTAATGAAATTCCTTGTTACGTTTGCCATATTACTTTATCCACTTATCAGCACCTCGCATATTCATTAACAATCTACCCGGATGGATATTACTGATTCTAATTTTTGCGTTTCTTAGAAGTGCTCCTTTTCTTTTTCTTGTTCGTGCTATGATATATTCCTGTACATTTAGTTTAGAACTAAGTATAGCATATTCAATAGCAGCATAGATATAATCTTCAAATAATTTATTTACAGAAACTTTTGAGTCGTCTCCATTTTCCATACCATCTGATACATATTCAAGTATAATTAAATTATCCTGTATACTTGAACTAAAGTTAATCACTCCTGCTTTCTTGTCTATTGTGAAAGTTGGATTAGCATTTGCCGTTTCTGTATTTAGTCCAAACCTTGCCCCTACTTCAAAATCGAAATACCAAGAACCATCTACATTGTATCCCGGCATCCCATTAAAGTTTGGGTTGTTTGCATCTAAATAAATACTTTTCTTTTGCCCATTAATTCTATCAAAATCAATATCAGAGAATTGTGGTTTTAAGACATTACCATTTACATCAAATAATATTCTACCTGTTTGGTCTTGAAGATAAGCTGATGAGGTCATTGTTTGAATGTTCTCAGTTAATGGATATAGTACACCATCTTTGTACATAGATATTCTAACCCAATTCACATAGTCGTCAGGAAGAATGTATCTGAGAGTTTCATTTACATTTAACTCTAACACTTTTATTTCTTTAAACGCATCGTAGTTTAATTCTTGTATTGCTCTCTTTGCGTGAAATAAAACCTTAAATCTTTCTTCGTTATTTATAAGGCTATGGTTACCTGCGTACATCAACATAAAATTATTGACGATATCAAACAAGGAAACATATTGATATGAACCCCAATTTTCGTTTTCAGGATTTTGACCTGCGTTTTCGTAATACTGATATTGTGATATGTATGCCATTAGTTCTCTTCTTGTGTGTTTTGTGTTTCTTCTGCTTGTGCAAATTGATAAACATCACCCTCTCTAATAGAGATACCTGCGTACTGCAAAATCTTAATAATCAAATTAACCTCATCATCTTGAGGTAATTCAAAGTTTTGAAAGTCAGGTTGGTTTTGGTCAAATACAGGTTCACCATTGGTTAACTGTAAGTACGTCCATCGTGGAGGTAAAGGATATCTAAAATACTGAGACATCACCTGACCAACAGATGTTAAAGTGTTCGGATATGCGCTTAACAATCCATTCTCCTGAGTGTATGCAGGATATTGTATAGTTGGGCTTGTAAGTATAGAGTTGTTTAGCATAGTTATTTTACTATGTGTAACCTTTTCTGCCTCTTGCATTTTAGAATTAGCCGCTATAATAGTATAGGACAATCCAATTGCGTTTATAAAGTTTCCACTAACGGTTATCTCCGTTGGTGAATCAATTGACAGAATGGTCAGGTATTGAACCCCTCCATTCTCAACTGCTGCTATATCTCCAACACTTACATCTATAGTAAAATCTGCGTTGGTATCAATGATTTTATTTTGACCACCAACTGTTGCAGTTGTTTGTCCCTCATCAATTATGGATTGATATATTAATACTTTATTAAGTAAATAGTAATCACTTCCTGTAGTTGAAGGAGATGGTAATGAATATAAATTATTCACCAATGGAGATGCAACAGGACTAAATGTATTTCCTCTTTGCGTGTATAGACCTGCGGTAACAGAAAAGTAATCTAACACTTCTTCTATACCTTTGCGTATGTCTGCTTCACCCGTTCCTGATTGACGAGCGTTCTCTTTATTTATCTGATAATTGTACTCATAAAAGTAATTTTCGAATATATCTAACTGAGCCTGTTTCGCAAATAAATTGAAATCTGATGGCGATAGATAACCGTAGTTATTCTTATTAAGTACAGACAGAACTGTATTTCTAACTGAGTTTATCATCGTAAACTTTTTTACAAAGATAAGTAAAAAAAAAGAGGGTCTTAAAAAAGACCCCCTCCTTGGTTAGTTAGCGTTAATGCTATGCTTCAGATAAGTTCTCGAGCATCTTTAATGACTCTATTCCCTCGTCTGATGATAAGTATGATGATACAATATACATAGGGTCTTCACCGTAAGGTACTGTAAGCATTCTACTTTTATTTGATGAAGTATTAAACCATACTTCTTTTTGATTTTTTCTAAATGCTATTAGCTTCTTGTCGAAGAACACTTGAACATTACCCTGTAGCTTCAGCATAGGGTCTCCAAGCACGTCTAAGAACACTTTAGGGTCTTTCTTAGCAAACACTAAGACATCACGCTTTAACTCTGCGGTAGACACCTTAGATGAGTCTGTTCCAAATATCACCCTACTTACATTCTCAAGCATATCAATAGATAAACCTTTAGCCTCAATAAGGGCATCTACTTCAAGGTTTAAGTTCTCAATAGCTTTCTGTGCATCTGCTTCTTCATTTACCTCGATAAACTTTTTTCCATTTAACGGATGATAGTGTAAGAAACTTTGTAATACTTGATTTTCTTTTGCTACTCTCAACATACCATACTCAAAAATGATTGGCTCTAATATAGCGTTACCATCTTGCTCATCTTCAAATGGGCTTTTTTGGTTACGTGCATAACGAAGCACTCGGTTTATACCTGTGTCTTCATCAAAATACATTAAAGGGAATCTACGTGAGTTACGTGTTGGCAGCATAAAAGAAAGAGGTGCTGCATCTCTTGTTAGTTTATAGACCTTGTCTATGAATACTTTACTTTTTTTCATTTGATATAAATTAAAATTAGAATTAATAAAGGGAGAGTGTCTTTGAAGACACCCTCCCATATTATAATCTGCTTACTCTGCGAATAAGAAGAAGTTGTTTGCACCTAATGTACATACCGCTCTCTCTGAAAGGAAGTGTACTTCCATTGCATCAAGGTCGCTATTTTGTGCACCACCTGCTGAACCTGTAATCCAAGTCTTGTAACGTCTGTCTTCAGTTTCTGAAGCACGGTAACGTACGTGTAGGAAAGGTCTCTTAGCGTTCTTACCAAGAATTTGGTCATATACTGAAGTAGAACCTGCAGGAACTAAAAGTCCATTAACTCTACCTGACCCTGCACCTGTAGGTAATCCACCTCTCATTGTTGGGTCATTCAAATATTTCCAATCAGACTTGTAGAAATCGTAACCTCTACGGAATCCTGTGAATCCTAAGTTCAATGCCATATCCTTATCGTTATCAAACAATCCGAATGAAGCAAAGTTAGCTGCACCTGTTGAACTATAACCGTTCAATCCTGCCAACATATCGTCAATATCAAATCCGAAATCTCTGTCTACAAAGATTACGTTTTCTTCAATTGCACCTTGCTTGTCTAACCTTGAAACTACTGAATCAAACTCAGCTAAAGAAGATGGGTTACCACCGCCCCAAACGTTACCTCTCTGTGCTACCACATAGAAGATACCTTCAGAACCTTTGTTACCTACATCACCTGCAGCACTTGCTGCACCTGAACCTGCTTCTGCAGGAACTGCTTCAATCATTGCAGTCTCAAGATAATCGTCAAAACGCAATCTTGTTTCGTGCTCAGACTTCAAGTACCATAAGTATCCTGATGCACCATTCTCAGTTGTTACTTCTACCCAACCGATTTGAGCCATATCAGAACCTGATACTGCATACTTGTCTTTGATGATGATTGGAGAGTTTTCGAAAATCTCGTCATCAGCTTCTAAAGAACCTTGCATTCCGTTTGTACCTTTCTTGAATTCAGAACCATAAATAAATACAGTACATACTTCAAGTTGACCAAACGCTTGTCCACCTGCTTCGTAGTAAGCTACATCAAAAGTACCTGCTGCCGTATCGACACCTGTTACGATTGCTTTGTTTGAGCCACCACCTGCGTTACCTGTTACCATTACGGTTTGTCCCACTCTGATAGCGATAGAACCGCTACCCGGTACTAATGTATCATTTACTGAGATTGTAGCCGTTAGGTCTGCTGCTGCACCACCTGATAAACAGTTTACATATTTAGTGTGTAGTCTTCCTTGCTCAGCCCATTTGATAAGGTCAGAGTTAGAAGGCATTTCTGCTCCTACCATTCTAAGGAATGAGGAGATTGTGCGGTTACCATATCTTTCGAATTCTTTTTCATAAGTATCAGGTAGATACTGATTTAAGAAATCAAAGTTTGTAATATAGTTACTCGCTAAAGGAACTTGCTCAGCACTCGGCTGCAATGCAAATCCCGGAGTTGGGTTAACTTGTCCTGCCATTTTTGTAATTTTTTAGTTTTTAATAATTTATTTTCTACTTTTAATTCTAAGCCCTTTTCCACTATCGGGATTTACTGCTCGGAATTGAGTTCCCCCTTTTGTAGTAACCTCAGGTGTTCTACGCTCAGACATATTCACGTTCTTAGTCTTACGCATAACATCATCGACTGCTTCTGCTTTGCCTTGCTCATAAAAGAACTTAGCAAATTTTTCAGGGTTCATCGCTACGGAAAGTGCTCTATGGTATCCAACTGCATCCTCAACTAAACCATCCTCATTCAAAAACTTCTTTATGAAGTTCTGTGGAGTCTCGTGTTGTTTACGAATCTCAGTCTTATCCCCGGGATTGAAGTTGACTTTCTTGTCTCCATCTACAGTAAACTCAAAACCTTTGAACTCACTTCCGAAAACTTCGTCAGTCTTTTTAACAAACCAATCTGATTTGCGTTTAGCTTCCTCCTCATAGGTACTCGCCTGTTGAACATACTGCTTATACTCCTCCAACGCTTTCTTATCTTCGGCAGAAACGTTGCTCCCACTTGACTCAAGAGGAACTCTGTATTTTTCTTTTTCAGATTCGAAATAATCTTTGGCTTTAGCAATAGCCTTTTTCTTTAATAACTTAGTTTTCTTTACAAACTTCTCTTCATCTAATTCTTCGTCATAGGAATAATCTTCCATTAACGCATCAATATCTTCAGAATCAAGTCCTTTTTCTGTAGCTACTAAGTAGTCTCTTAATATTTTATCAGGATTAGAATCATCTAAATCTCTTTGCAACTTAGCAAAGTCATCAAACCCACGTCCTGTTTCTTTTTTATATTTAAAGTAGGCGGCTACATCCTCAGGTAATTCTTCCCTGTCTTCACGAACCTTAGTTAATTCTTCCATAGAACCAACTTCTCTACCGTATTTATTTTTAATAAACGAAAGAACGTCTTCCTCCTTCAACTCCATTGGAGTATCCTGACTAACAACTTCCTTTTGTTCTGTATCTACTTCTATTTGTTCAGGAGTTTCATTTTCAGAAACAACTTCATTATGTTTTTCCTCGTGCTTATCTAAAAGTTCTTGTTCAACTTCTTGAACTGACCTCTCTTCGTTACCCGATACTTCTCTTACTTTAATGTCCATATTTTATTAGATTTAATTTTATACAAAGTTATACAAATATTATTTTAGTTTTAGACGGTTACCTTGGGTCGAACTCAGCAAGGTCAAATCCATCTAAACTATCTTCGTTAGATTCAAAATTTATAGAAGGGAGATTATTCTTTCTTTGATTAATCAGTTTACTCTGTTCAGTATTTTGCTGACTAATTCTTGAAGACTTTGCCTCTTCTCTCTTATCCTCTCTCTGCATTAGGTTTTGAGAATCCAATCCTCTTAACTGCATATTCATTTGGAACTCCTTATCCATAAGAACACCTTTCAACTCAGCTTCGCTTTGCATCTTAGCAATAGCAGCTTGAGATTGCGCCTGAATAATTTGCATCTTCATTTGCATTTCTTGTTGTTGCTTTTGCATTGCAGTTTGTGCAGCCATTTCTTGTGACTGCATTTGAGCCTGTTGTTGCATTGCTTGTTTTTGCATTGCCATCTGCTCTTCTCTTTCTTGCTTAGCTTTACGCTTAAGTTTTAAAAGTTGATTAGCAAGTTTCAGATTTTTTATCTCACGTATATCAATAGCATCTTCAAGGTTTATATCTCCTTTAGATAAAGCAACTTGAATGTTTTGCTCTAACTGTTGCTTCTCTTCTTCGTCCGGAGCAACCTCAATGAATATACCAAAGTCGTAGATATACAAGTCCGATATGTCATTAAGTATGCTAACATTATATTTACCAATTTTATTTGCAAAATCATCTTTAAAGTCTGCATACTCTAATATATCACCTATCCTATAAGTAAGACCTTCGGCTATGGTTCTAAACATATACAAACTCGCATCAAGAATATGTCTCGTTGCGGTGTTAGAATTTAGTGCTGCTAATTTTTGAACTCCAACTAATGAGTTAGGGTCAGGCTTACTACCATCTCTTGCTTCATTCAATCCTGTTACAGAACGAATCATATCAAGATAGTGATTGTAGTTTCCAATAAGCATCTGTGTTTTTGCTGCACCCGAATTTGACGTAAGCTGAGTAATAGGAACTTTTGCGTTATTGTATTCTCCGTCCTGAGTATAACTTCTACCAACTACACTACCTGTTTGGAAGTATAATCTTAAAGCATCTGCAGGAGAGTAAGCGTTTCCTGTTCCAAGGTCAACTTCATTTAATCCATCCGCATCAATGAAGACACCATCAGGTACAACTTTAGCTATAACCTGTTGTAATTTTAAATGAGTTATCTGTATTAAATCAGCGAATGGTATCATTCTTCTAACTAAAGACTCAATAGCACCCTTATACATTCTTGGTGCTACTGCAACATAGTTAGGTAAAGCGTGTTGAGAGGAAGACTTAGGTCTTACCATATTCTCTGCTAACTCCCACTTTAAAATATAATTAGTTCCCATAACCATAACTCCATCGTACCAAACATCTATTGTCTTAGACATCTTAACAAAGTTACCTTCATCCATCATTTCTTGTGGTGGATTGAATTGGTCATCTTTTTCTATTACTTTCTTTGCTCCTGTTTCTTCATTAATCTTTTTCTTATAGACCATCTTCTTTGTGGTCTTATAATTAAAATACATTAATGTTACTGTGTCTCTGTAAAAAATATCGTTGTCGTAATACTGCGCAACATTGTAGTAGTCATACCAACTCTGTCCACTCTTGGCAACTTCTTCCATTTGCTCTTTAGTAATACTTGGGTCAATCTTTTTTAGTTCTGTTATATTAACAGTCTTTACTTCTCCCCAATAAAAACAATCTTTAAAGTGAGGGTCTTCTGTATAGCTATAAACAATATTAGCAGGGTCTACATATGAAACTTTTACACCTGCTCCCTGTAGAAACTCGTGCTTACCAACCGCAATACCTAAAGTAGCAAGGTCGTAGTCATATCTTTTTCTTAAATCTATGTAATGATTTTCTTCAAGGATTGTGTTAATAGCCTCTTCTTCTGCTATCTCGATAGCAGGTTTGTAGTTAAGCTGCATATACAATGACAACTCTTCATCATCCTTAGGTAAGTTATCGGGGTCTACAACGAATGGATTAGCGCCTGTCTTTTCCTGTATCTTTTCAAGAATAGGTTTAGCTACCATTTGTCCTTCAATCATATCTTGATACTTGCTTCTCTTGGATTGAGACATAGCATCTTGCGCATATGCTTTGACTTTAAAAAGTCTATCAGACATCCCATTAACTACAATGTCTACGAACTTAGGTAGGATAGGTACAGGTGTCCAATCTAAATTTAGATAAGACAAATCTCCGTCTACTGCTAACTCGTTTTTATATTTACCGACAGGCTGCTCTCCTCTTGCGTAGAGTCTTAACCTATGAAAGTTTCTCCATTGGTCATAGAATCTGCATTGAGTTCCATCCTTCTTGAACCATTCATATTGAATAGCCTGTCCGACCTGAAGTCCAAATTCGTCCGTAGCTTTTTCAGCATCGGATACAAACTGACTTGGAAACCCTGTCGATGTTATGTTTACCTTAACATCTTTCATTGAATAATTTCGCTTATTGTTCCCTTGTTATTATACCTTGCAAAGTTAATGTTTATTTTTGATTGTTTTTTTTCAGGTTGGTATAGGTGTTTTTGACACGCCATTATAGCCAAACCTGACGATATACTTGCATCAAACTTTGTTCTGTTACTTATATCGAACTTTGCCCAATCCTCCAAGGTCCTCGAAAAAGGCATCGTTCCTATGTCTTCTAAATCTTCATCTATATTCATTCCTACATATTGTTCTATGTAAGATTCTATTGCAGAAGCGTGTGCTTGTTTTACTGATTCGCTTGTATTGGGTATCCCTCCCAACTCACGTTCTGTTTTTGATAATTTATTGTAAGTCTTATCAGGTCTATTCATACTAAAACCTCTATATCCTCTGTGTTTAAAATGATATAGTAACCTTGGTTTATTATTCTCACACAATAAAGGCATACCATAGAACACACAAGCCATTAATACATCTTCGAAAAATAACTCTGCCGTTTGTGGTCGAGCAATATATTCTAAGAAAAACTCATTACTTGGAGCGTTATCCATATTAAACTTTGTTAATCCGTGTAGTGCTCCGTTAGAACCACCGCCACCAACTACACCACTTATATCATAGCTATCACATCCGAACGAGCCTATGTGTTCGTTACCCGGATATTTAGTTCCATTCTTAGTTATAATTCTATTAGTTAAATTCTTTTCGGGAGTCCAACTAACCAAGAACCTTCCGCTTTTATTAGGGCTAAAAATTACCTTGGTATCTTTTATTCCATTTAACCAACTAAAAGAACCTCTTGTAATATGATGTTCTGATATCAACGTATCATTGAAATCAACTTGTTGATATATCTTGGTTAGATTAAATAAGGACTGTTTACTTTCATCTCTAAATGCGTGAGACTCTGTTCTTGGGAATTGCCTATAGAACTCATTCAAAGCATCAGCATCATTCTTTAATGAATCAACCTCAGCTTCCCAATAGTCTATAGCGCCATTCTCTATCATTTCATTATCAACACCCAACACAGGTTCATCTGATTTCCTGAATACAGGCATCCCGTATCTATCAATGAATCCTTCCATATTCCATTCCATAGGAATAAAAAGATTATACATCCCACTTTTTGTTTGTCCGTTTGCATTACGAGATGTTACACTTGAGTCTTCAAATAGTTTCTTGAAATTACTACCACCCTTACTAAGAGCATTTGAAGTAGAACCCATCATACATTTACCTATAATCTTACTACCTAATCTCAAACAGGTTTTGGTAACACGCCAATTATTTAAAATATTATTAGGCTTAATCCATTTACCACTTTCATCGTGTACTAACAATAATAGTTTCTCACCATCATAACTGTTGTCATCTGTGTTTTTCCAATCAATAGTTGTATCAAGACCTTCAAGAACATCTTGCTCCACCTCGTACATATTCTTCTTGGTTATCTTAGAAGCAGGAACTCTAAAAGCTAATTCAGTTTTAGGTCTGTCCATACCGTCCATTATAGGTTTAAAGAAAAAAGGTAACCTGTTATTTATAGGAACTACTTTATCTGTAAACATTTTCTTTGCATCACTACCTGTCTTAGATAGTATACCTACCCTTGCATCTTTAGCAAGAGTACCTGTGTTTACACATTCTGCTGAAGACATAAATGAAAAACCTGAACGCCTAATTTTTAGATAGGTCATTCCGAAACTTCTCTTATCAGCTTTACAAGCCTCCCAATAAATAAAAAATATTCTGTTTGCTTCCCTGTAGTCGGGGTATCCTACGTCAATGCTTGTCCATTGAAGATACATATAATGAGAGCCTGTAATGTAAGTTGGCTTTCCGTTGTTCATAAAGAACATACCGTCTTCTCTATAATCAAACTCACGCTCAATGTAATCAACCCATCTGTTTTTAAAAGTAGATGGCATTTCATTCCATTGGAATATAGATTGTATTCTATCTAAATCTTTAGGTAAGTCTGTTCTTTCCCAAAATTGTTGTTCTTTTTTAGAGTGTCTTTGAAGACACTTTTTAGGTTCTTTAGGTAGCGCTATTGTTAAGCCACTTATATTTATTACAGAACCTACTTCCCCGGTCTTCGATATAACAACTACATTATACTTAGAGTCATATCCATACTCCCACGACTTAGCTTTGTTTTTATTGCTAAGTACGTTCTTAGGGATATAGTCCTCTAATGTTCTATACAGTTTATTTTGACCTTCTTTCTGCAAATCCTTGTTTGGTATCTGTTTTACTAACTCCTTTCTCAGCTAACTCAATAGCTTCTCTTTCTGATTCTATTCTATTCAGTATCTCAAAAGCATCAAAGATTGCTAACTTCTTTGTTGCAGCAGCATTCTTTAATTTGTCTGCAGCTAAATCATCTTCAGGGTCGTGTTTAATAATCGCTTCCTTCGCTACCTTTATAAGCTGCTCCACCGCTCTGTGACCTGCTTCTATTATTCTTAATTTTATTTCTTTTGATTTCATTTCTAAATCTTTTTTCTTTCTTTAAAGGAATTGGGCTACCATCGTGCTCATTCCAACTCTCTTCGAAAAACACCCACTTGTCTTTTTTCATTTTTTAAATCTTAAAGAACATAACTTGAACTAATCTTGCATCACCACCTTCTCCAAAGTTTTGTAAAGTATTTCTTGAATGCTTTACAGATGAGGGAAATATGAAAAGAGAATTGTACTTTGCTTTACATATCAATATCTCATCATCATTCTCATCATATAGTGTTGTGCCGTATCCACTTGGATACAATTTGTTCAAATATAATATAGCGGTGTAATCACCGTGCATATCATCTTTGTGTATAAAGTTGGGTTCTTTTTGCCCTAATGGAGACATTCTTGCAAAACTTAAAACAAGATTCGCACCCAACAAAGACTCTATATCTTTTACAACATCATCTCTCTCTAACTCTTGAACGTTTTTAAAAACATTCTCTCCTGATTTAAAATCAGTAAAGCCTTTTTGTTTTATACCCTCAACATACTTGTCGGGGTTTTCGAATACGTCAGTTAGAAATATAGTTGTCATAGCTTAACTGTTATCTGATGGTCATACATTCTATAAAGTTTCTCTCCATCTACCTCGAACTCATATTCACTATCCGGTTGAAAACAAACCTTATCTCCTTTATTTACACCCTTACTAACTAAGTAATCATTTGGATACTTAACTATTCCAATCAAAGGTTCTTCCTTAACGTTTTTATAAAGATACG